GGTTTCGCTGTTTGAAGCCCTGAAGCAGTTGATCGTCTGTGGCAATGTCCTGCTGTACTTCCCCGATGACGGCCCCATGCGGGTCATTCGGCTGGACCGTTATGTGGTCAAGCGCGATCCCATGGGTCATGTCCGGAAGATCGTGATCAAGGAGACTGTGGCTCCTGCTGTACTGCCTCCTGAAGCAGCGGAGATTGCCAAGTCTTGTATGTGCAGCCACGAAGACACCGTGGACCTGTACACCTGTTGTCATGTGCTGCCCGATGGTAAGGTCGAGGTCTACCAAGAGATTGGTGGGACCGTCCTTCCAGACAGCACCATTACCTACCCCGCAGAGCGGAATCCGTTCCTCGCCCTGCGTATGAACCGGGTGGATGGTGAGGACTATGGCCGCTCGTATGTCGAGCAGTACTATGGGGACCTAGTTTCCCTAGATAGCCTGCGTAAGAGCATCGTGGAGGGATCTGCGGCTGCGGCCAAGGTCCTGTTCCTGATCAACCCTGTCGGCACTACCCGCCCCAAGAAGGTCGCCCAGAGCCCCAACGGGGCCATCATTGAGGGCAACGCGGCGGATGTGACGGTTCTTCAGGTCAACAAGGCTGCTGACTTCAGCGTGGCCTTGCAGACCATGAATTCCATTAACGAGAGCCTGAGTTACGCCTTCCTGCTGACTGAGGCTTCGATTCGGAACGCAGAGCGGGTTACGGCTGAAGAGATCCGGTTGGTGACCCAGAGTATCGAACGGCAACTTGGTGGCATCTACAGCCTCCTGTCGCAGGAATTCCAGTTGCCGCTGGTCCAGCGCATTATGGATCGCATGATCAAGGCCAAGAAGATGCCTAAGATCGATAAGAAGTTTGTGACTCCAGCGATTGTGACTGGTGTCGATGCTCTGGGTCGTGGCAACGATCTGAACCGCCTTGATGTTTATCTTCAGGGAATTGGACAAATCTTGGGCCCACAGGGACTTCAGCAGTATATTGATCTGCGAGAGTACATGAACCGTCGTGCCGCTTCGCTTGGCATCGACACGGCGGGACTGGTCAAGACTGAAGAGCAAATTCAGCAGGAGCAGCAGATGGCTATGCAGCAACAGATGCTCCAGCAGAATACTCCGACGATGGTCCAGAGTGCTAGTCGAGTTGCCGAGCAGAGAGCCCTTGAACAGTAATGAGTAATCACCAGCAAGTTACGATTGTCCGAGACACCGCAGAAAGCAACAACGAAGTGGACGCTTTGGCTCAGGCCGTAGCAGAGGCACAGGGTACGGCTTCGGCCCAGACTGAAACTCCGCAGTCGCGTCCTGAGTGGCTTCCCCAGAAGTTCCAGAGCCCCGAAGATCTCGCTAAGGCTTACGGCGAACTGGAAAAGAAGGTGGGAACCAAGGAGGCTCCCAAGGCTGGCTTTGAGAACCTTGAGCAGTACTCGACCGAGTTCTACCAGAACGGCGACCTGAGCGACGAATCGATTCAGGCCATCACCACCAACATGGGCATTCCGGAGCAGATCGTCCGGGCCTATGTGGAGGGTCAGAAGGCCGTCATGGATCAGCAGTTCAGTTCTGTGATGGGTCTTGTTGGGGGCGAATCCCAGTACGAGTCCATGACTTCGTGGGCTGCTGAGAACCTGCCGGAAGACGAGGTTGACGCTTTCAACCAGATCATGGACAGCGGTAACCTCAGCACGATCAAGGTTGCCGTGCAGGGCCTGTGGGCTCGTTACGGCCAGACCAACGGCAACCCCGGAGTCAAGTTGATTCAGGGTGAAACCGTGGGACCGTCGGGTGGTGCCTTCCGCAGCGTTGCTGAGATCGTGCAGGCCATGAAGGATCCCCGGTACGCCAAGGACCCCGCGTATCGTTCGGATGTCGAGAAGCGGGTCGCCCTGTCTAACGCTATGGGAGTCCGCTAATGAAGAAGAACCCGAAGACTACCGTCCTTGGCATTGCCACGATCCTGACCGCTGTTTCGTCGGCTGTGATCGCCCTGCTGGATAACGACCCGGCTACCGTGTTTGATGTTGCTTCGGTGGTCGCTGCCGTTACCGCTGGTCTTGGCCTGATTCTTGCCAAGGATGCCGACAAGGCGGCGTAATGGGTTGGATCTACCAACTGGTTACTTCGATCCTGCACTTCATTGAACGGCTTGCATCTAAGGAAGTCAAAGGTGAAAACGCTGATCCTAATGCTGGGGGCGTTCGTGACCGCTTCCGTAGGCGGGTGCAACAGCACCGTGATTCTGGTCCCTCCGGGAACTCCTGTTCAACTGGCGGAACCTGTCAAGGCGCGTGTGTTCGTTGTGCAGAAAGACGGGACTAAGGTGATGTCTTCCAACCGGGTGGAAATTCCTGCTGGTTGGTGGGCTGCTGATGTTCCAGAAGACACCGGGGAAATCCCGGCGGGAAGTCCATAACATCCCCTATAACTCCGGACTTCCCCTTGAGCCCATACGGTTTATTCCGGTGGGCTCTTTTCATTTCGTGGCTTTGGATGGGCCATGAAAAGGCTAAGGAATCTTGGCCCCTTGCGAGGGACAACCTTGAGGACTGGCTACTACAACCATCTATCGTGTCTCATACATAGGATTTTTAGTCATGGCAATTTTCAATAGCCAGCCGTCGCGTATCGGCCAGTCGAACCTTACGGGCGATGCTGATGCTCTGTTCCTGAAGGTCTTCAGCGGTGAAATCATCACCACCTTTGAAGAAAACAATGTGATGATGCCGCTGCACCGTGTTCGCACGATCTCCAGCGGTAAGTCGGCCCAGTTCCCCCTCACGGGTACGGCTGGTGCTGGTTACCACACCCCGGGTGAGAGCCTGCTCTCGACCCCGACTACCACGGGTACCATCACGGCTACTGGTGGTGCGGGTAGCGGTAGCGCAATCGTGGCTCCCACTTCGGCCTCGACTTCCAAGTACCTCAATAAGATCCGTCACGCTGAAAAGCAGATCTTCATTGACGATGTCCTTGTTTCGTCGGTGTTCGTTGCTGACATCGATGAGATGAAGAACCACTACGATGTCCGTTCGATCTATTCGACGGAAATCGGTCGTGCGCTTGCTTACGCCGCTGATAAGGCCCTGATTCGCACGGCCATTATTGGTGCCCGTAAGGGTACGGATCGCTTTGGTAACGCGGAAACCCGCTACCTTGGTGCCCAGCAGGGTACTGGTACTACGGGTGACAACCTCGTTCAGGCTTTGTTCAATGTCGCTCAGAAGATGGACGAGAAGAATGTTCCGTCGAATGATCGCTTTGCCATCCTGACCCCGGCGAAGTACTACCAACTGGTGAACGACACTTCGGACGCGATCAACCGTGACTACAACGATGCCAGCAATGGTAGCGTTGCCAGCGGTATGATCATGTCGGTCGCTGGCATCCGTATTCTGAAGAGCAACCACCTTCCGACTGCTGACGAAAGCGCAAGCACGGGTGGCGAGTCTGCTCTCTTCGGTAGCACGGGTGTTAAGAACGATGTCAGCGGTACTCTTGACGCTGGCTACTCGGGTGCTAACTTCACCGCGACCCGTGGTATCGCCTTCCAGCGTGAAGGTCTTGGTACGGTCAAGTTGATGGACCTGAGCGTCGAAAGCGAGTACATCATGGAGCGCATGGGCACCCTCATGGTTGCCAAGTACGCCATGGGCCACAACACCCTGCGCGAAGAGTGCCTCTATGAACTGACCTCGGCTGCTCTCTGAGTCGAGTTGAGTCTGTGAGTTAAAAGGGGGGATGGTTCCCTTAGTTGGGTTCCATCCCCTCTTTTGTTTGAGGAACAATTATGCCACTTACCAAGACAACGCGGCTTCAGGCCATCAACACCATGTTGAGTTCAATCGGTGAAAGCCCGATCAACAGTCTGAACACGCAGCGGGCCGATGCCCTGATTGCTACCTCGGTTCTTGATGAGATCACCCGGGAAGTCCTGTCTTACGGGTGGCACTTCAACACCTCGGTTGACATTGAGATGGTTCCTGAGACTGGGACTGGGTATATCTATGTCGCTGATTCGATTGTCCGGGTCGATGTCGATCCGATCAGCGGTCAGGATGTGTCTGTCCGTGGCAACCGCCTGTATAACAACAAGAATAACTCCTTTGTCTTCGATACCTCGCTGAAGACTGTTCAGGTGTATTTCTTGGAGTACGAGGAACTTCCTGAAGAGGCCCGACGCTATATTGCCATTCGGGCTGCTAGGGTGTTCCAAGATCGCGTTGTCGGCTCGGTCAAACTGCACTCTTTCACCCAGAGCGACGAAGTTCAGGCTTTGGCTAAACTGCAAGAGTACGAGATGGACACCGCTGACTACAGCATCTTTGATTCCTACGATGTCGCTAGGACCTTTATCCGCCGTGGGTCTTACTGGGTCAACTGATGGTCTACATTCATACTCCGATTCCGAATCTCATTGGTGGCGTTAGTCAGCAGCCTCCGACGATTCGGAATATCAATGAAGCCGACGCGATCACCAACGCTGTTCCATCTCCTGTGGAAGGCTTGATCAAGCGTCCTCCTACGGAGTTTGTTGCTGCAATCAGGGACAGCCAGAACATTCTTCGTCAGCCCAACAAGGCCGATGAACCCTTCTTCCACCTGATTGAGCGGGATGCTAGCGAGAAGTACATCCTGTCCATTCTCAAGAACGGAACGGTGGATATCTTTGATCTTGCGGGCAACCGAAAGACGCTGTTTACGCAGCCCCAATTTAGCGGGCTGGGGACTGCTGCGGCTACTGATCGGGTGGCTTTGACTATTGCTGATGTGACTTACATCCTCAATAAGACCAACACGCCCGCCCTGAAGAACACTACTTCAACGCAGTTTCCCACTAACTACAACCGTAATGCATTGGTCTGGGTGCGTCAGGCTAATTACGAACGCGAACACAAGATCATCGTCACTTACGGGGCAACGACGGTTACCGCTACTCACCTCCCAACAGGAAATAACAACCTAGGTACGAACCACGCGGCTGAAGCGTTGGCCCACGTGCTGGATAATGATGCCAACCTAGCCAACACGATTTACAAGGACAGCGTCATTTGGATCAAAGCGGGTACAACCGATATTAAAGTAGTCACCGAAGATGACTTTGCTGGCGAAGGGCTGACGCTGATTATCAACGCTGTTGAGCGGTTTGAAGATCTGCCCCCATGCGCTCCCGATGGATACATGGTTCGTGTTGCGGGTAGCCCAGAAGCCGACTACGATGACTATTGGGTCAAGTTTGAGACCTTTGGTGGGGTTTCATTTGGGCAGGGGCTTTGGGTTGAAACGGTAGCCCCCGGTATCAAGTACGAAATCGACCCCGTCACGATGCCGAAGATCTTGATCCGGCAGTCTGATGGCACCTTCATGCTGAAGGACGCTAATGGAACCACGCCCACGGTTGGCGACGGTCTTCCAACGGGTAGTTCGGCAACCCTGTACGACGGCTTCAAGTGGTCTAATCGTCAGGCTGGCGACGAGGAAACCAACCCGGACCCCTCGTTCATCGGCACCAAGATCAACGACATGGTGTACTACCAGAGTCGGCTTGGGTTCATGGCTGGGGAAAACTTGATCTTCAGCGAAACCTCAGAGTTCTTTAACTTCTGGCGAACCACGGTCCTTGATCTGCTGGACACCGATACGATTGATGTGGCCTCGTCGGCATCCAAGGTTGGCGTGATTGCCTCTGCAATTCCATTCAACCGCGATCTGATCCTGTTCACCCCTACGAACCAAATGGTGATGCGTAGCGGGGATATCTTCAGCCCCAAGAATGTTGCCATCCTGACTACGGGTGACTTTGAGAACCAAAGCAACCTAGTCAACCCCATTGCCACGGCCTCTTCGATCTTCTTCACCTACAACAACGGCGGCTATTCGGGTGTTCGTGAACTGATCCCACAGGCAAATATCGATGGTTCTTACATTGCCAACGATCTGACCGACAATGTCTCCCGGTACATCGTAGGAACCCCCAAGCACATCGCTGCCACCTCACACGACAACATTGTCGTGCTGATTGCAAACGACGAGTTGTATTGCTATCGGTATTTGACTAGGGGTGATACTCGGGTCCAATCGGCTTGGTTCAAGTTCACCTTTGCTGACTCTTCGGGAATCACGGGTAATTACTGCAAGCCCCTGTGGTGTACCTTTGTCGAGTCGGATCTTTATGTCGTGTTCATGCGAACGGGAGCCACCGCCAGTACTGGCTACCTGACCATTGAGAAGATCCGCATGGGTGCTGGTCTGAATGACATCGTCACCAGCGGTAAGAACTGGATTACCCACCTCGATGCCCGCAAGTATTACCCGACTGGTCAGGGTACTTATACTCAAGCCTCCAACACGACTTCATTCACCCTTCCGGCTCCGTTCTCTTACGCCGCCAATAAGATCCAAGTGGTTACCAAGGATGGGTATGTAGCCAAGGTTGTTGGGGGCAATGCATACAACTCCCCAAACACGGGCGATCAGGGTAAGGTGGTGGTTGAAGGTAATTACAGCAACAAGGATGTTTGGATCGGACTGCCGTACACCATGGAGTACCAGTTCTCCACTCAGTATCTGCGACAAGCCTCGCAAGGAACCAACCCCGCTTCGTTGATCAATGGTCGGTATCAACTGAAGTACTTGGTTGTGCAGTATGCCGATACTGGGTACTTTGAAGTGGTTTCCACTCTCGGAACTGAAAACCAATTCTCGTATCCATTTACTGGTGAGATCTTGGGCACCGCAGTTCTTGGAGCCCTAAACTTGTCTACAGGCACTTTCAAAGTTCCGATCTACGGCAGGAACGATGCTCAAGTGCTGAAGATTAAGAACAACTCCCACCTCCCGTCCAAGTTCTTGAGCGCAGAAATTGAAGGCGAGTTCACACGATTCCGCGAAGATGCCCGTTGATGTCCGCCTTTCACGATCAACCGATGCGGCCATAGTGGCCCTTGATATGCGTCAGGCTGATCGGGATGAGGTGGCTGCTTGTAGTGGACTGGAACCCCAAGAGGCTCTGGATATGGCCTACAGGCTGTCTACGGAGTGCTTTACGGTCGAAGCCCAAAGCAACGGACTTCCGTTGGCTATGTTTGGGTATGTCCTAGATCCTATTGGGGCTCGGGTCTGGATGCTTGGATCGGATTGCTTGTTCGACTACAAGTGGGACTTCCTGAAAAAGTCTCGTAAGTGGGTTGACTATTTGCAGCAGCAAAGCCCACTACTGTATAACCTAATTGACCAGCGCAACACCGTGCATATCAGGTGGCTGCAATGGCTTGATTTCAAATTTGTCCAAACTGTTCCCCACTATGGGGTGCAGGGACTTCCATTCATTGAGTTTGTGAGGTACCGAAATGTGTGACTTTGGGATTACAGCGGCAGTAGCCATTGGTGCTGCGTCTGCTGCTGCTCAGGCAAGTGCCCAGAACAAGGCCGCAAAGGAGCAGAATGCCTATAGGTCGCGTCTTGGGGTCGCTGGCAACAAGCAGTATCTCCAGAACGCTGAGGCAGTCATCCGGGATGTGGGCTCACAGGTCGATCAGACTGTCCGCCAGAACATCGAACGCTCTTCTGCGGTTCGGCAGGAACTAGAGGGGATTTCTCGTAACGCCCGTCAGGCCAAGGCTACGGCGACTACGGTGACTGCTGCTGCTGGGGTTGAAGGTCGTAGTGTTGATCTCCTCCATGCTGAGTTTGACCGCGATGTCTTGGAGTTTGAATCTGCTGCGCTCCGAAACCTCAGTAATATGCGGACGCAAATGGGTATGGAGATTCAGGCTATCTACGCCCGTGGTCAGAGTGCCATCAATGGTGGCTACCCAGCCCCGCTGCCGCCTGCTGCTAACCCCAGCCCATGGCTCCCGCTGATCAACGGTGTTACCACGGGTATCAGTACCTATAGTGCCCTCCAGTCATTCCGTACTCCGGATGGTGTGGGGGCTCAGGCAAACCAGACAGTAACCCCTCCACCCCCTAGTGGGCTTATTCCCGGGGTTCGCAGCGTTCCTCCCGGACCATAATCATGGCTAAAGCACGACCCACCCTTGGCGTAACTGCCCAACCAGTCAGCACCTTTATCCAGCCCAACCAGAATGCGGTGGCTGCGGAGTTGTATGACCAGCAGACGGTCCAGAACGCTCTTCAGTTTGCCGAAGCCTTTAGCAACCTGTCGGTGAGCGCGGCTCGTCTTGCTGGGGGACTGAAGCAGGAATGGAACGAAGAACAGGTCCAGCAGGGTATGGATCTGGTCAACAAGAGCCGGAAGTCTTACCAGCAACTGGTTCAGTCCGGTGAGATCAAGCCAACGGAGAACCCGTGGTTTGCCATCGGTGCCCAGAAGGCCAGCGGCTCTATTGAGGCCATGAAGGCCCGGGTTAACTTTGAGAGTCTGCTGGAAAAGAAGGTTGCTGAAGACCCGTCGTTCCTTGACGATCCCCGGGGCTTCGATGCCTTTGCTTATCAGTACACGCAGAATGTCAACCAGTTCATGGGCGATGCGTCGTACATGAGCAGGGCCTTCTACGAGTCGTTCAACCCTTTCATGGGGACGATGCAGGCCAAGCATGAAGGCCGGGTCATTGAACACAATACCCAGAAGATCCTGACGGGGGTGGCTTCGGAAATCCAGAGGGCAGCACAGGATTGGACCAGTCCCAACCCGGTGGTAAGCCAGCAGGCCCTAGGGACGCTTCAGTCTAGTCTGGATGAGATGGTCAATCAGGGTGTTGCCTCCAGTCGGGTCAACAACGCCGCTGTTGATGCGTTGGTCGAACTGATGGCAACCTCGGACAACCCTCGGGCGGCTCGGGAGATGTTTGATGCTTTGGTGTCTGGTACTGGTTACCTGTCTAATACCCAGTATGCCAAGACTCAGATGGCAATGAATGCCGCTAAGATCCAAACCAATGACCTCCGGATGTCTACCGAAGAATCGAAAGTTTTGGCAGCGCGAATTGAAAAGGATCTGACTCCCCAAATCGTGTCTGGTGCAATGACTGTGGAGCAGGCCGCAGAAGCCCTTCGGGAAGACTTTGCTCAGGGCAAGGTGCGGATCAATGCAAACGAGCAAGAGTCCAAGATTGGCTACTTGCGCTCTTACAGCGCGGCTGCTATTCGGGAAAACGAAGCAAGGATTCGTGAAGAAAAGAACAACGCGCTTTGGACATTGGTTACAGAAGCGGCCAACCCAGAAGGCGTTACTGATTGGAATGCCCGTATACAGCAAATGACCAAGGCTATTGATTCTCTTGAGTTTCCGCCTGAAGAAGCGTTCAAGGCCAAGGATCTTCTACTTGGAAAGATTATCCCAGACGCTCAAGCAAACCAAGCGGCACTAGAGGTCCAGCAAGCCACCACCATTCTTTGGAACGGTACGGGCGACGGTAACGGGATTCTTCCTACTCTGGACCGGGAAGTTCGTGAGTCCTTTGAGCCAAACAGCAACTTTGTTCCCGGTTTTGCAGAAGCCCGACAACAGTATGATACCTATCTGACGCAGACCCTTGGGCTTACCCCTGATGAAGATAAGTACAAGAAGGGTCTTGCTCAGGCATATACGA